TTACAAAGCTTCTTTGTATAATATGGAGAATATATAATGAAAATCTTAATCACAGGCTTCAACAAAGAGCAGTGTACAAGAGATTACTTCCTTGGAAAAGAACTTAAAATACTTAACTCACATTATTCGCTTATTCGTTGTCTCGAAGATATGGGACACGAGATTGAGCAACGACCAGTTTCTATTGGTGAAGACTTAAGTGGTTATGACAAAGTAATCGTATATCTATCGTCCGTCAAATCTTTCAGTCACCATGCTTTTGATGCACTCTATGCGCTTAAAGCAAGGCCTGACGCAATTCTTGGAAATGACGATTGGCAAGTACGTGAAGTATTTGTATCATTTGACTTATACGAAAAAAATCTCATTGAACACAAAAGCACAGGCAAACCATTCTTAGATTATGGAACTAACAAATACTTAGCAGACCTTTATAAAGGTGACACACCACTTGATGAACTCGGTAATCATATCGACACATTCATTGAGGGTTGTCAAATTGTAAATGCTAAACAGAATATGTTGTTACTCTGTACATTTGACGGTGGTGACAACGACGCATTTAAATTAGATTATAAAGGACCAATTATTAACTACAATCCAAATCCTTATAATTTGAATCGTAGACCTGAAAATAATTATGGCGAAGATATTGGACTACTTGGCTTCTTCGATGATGAACCAGTTATTCTTCCACCCGAAGAAAAGAAATTGCAGTGGGTATTTTCTTCAATCGTACAAAGTAAAACAATGCCATGGTTTAACAAACAAAAACCTACTTGGCCAGTACTAAATTTTGGGCCAAGACGAGAAACTAAAATGACTAAAGGAGTTCAAACATTCCGAGTTAAAGAGCCAGAGATGTGTAAAATCTATAATGAGAACTGGGGCTGTATGATGCCTGAGTATTATCATGCTGGTTCAGGTTGGTGGAGATCTCGGGGGCCGCCGGATGCTTAAAAAAAGTCAATACTTGTTTGTTCAGATAAAGAAGGTGCAGTATATGGTGAAGCATTTGTAGGTAATACTCTTGCAAGTGTTGAAGCAATGACTGTAGAAGAAATGACAAAATTAGGTAAAGCTCAAAAAGAATGTTTGTATGACAATCACCCACTTGATAAGTCAGTACAAAGAAAAGAATTAGAGGCAATACTATGAAACACGCGGGTATTATCCCATTAATTGGTGGAGAAATTTTAGCTTCAGATGAAGCTTATGGAAACAAACCAGAGTATCTTATGAGCTATGGTGGGTTCGAAAATAACGAAAAGCATTTGATAAATTATTATAAAGAACGAGGGCACGATATTCCTTATCACGTTGTTGATGGTGACAATGCACCTAAGCGATATAAGAAAGTCGATGTCGTATCTTCAGTATGTCCCTGCGCTGGTTTAAGTAGTTATCACTCATCTTATGGTGAAGATAATCCAAATAACCAATGGATGGAAAAATCAACAAAATTTGTTTTGAATGAGATTGGTCCTAAAGTTTTATGGGGAGAGAATGCTCCAGCTCTAGCAACGACTGTCGGTACATTTATGAGAAAGAAACTTCTCAAGATTGCTAATGATGCTGGTTACAATATGTCGATTTATATGACAAAGACATTGCTACATGGCAATCCTCAAATTCGTAGACGTTCGTTCTACTTCTTTTGGAAGAGAGATTACTTCAATAATAAAGTGCCAAGGTTTGAATACTTCAATAACGAGTATCCAACTATTAGTGAGCTACTGATTAACACAAGAAGTAATTTCCAAACAGAAGCAATCAATCCAAAAATTCCTTCAAAAGACGACCCTTACTATAAGTACTTCTTGGAAGAAGTCAAAGGTGGAATGACACACGCAGAGTTTGCTCAAGAATTAAGAGAAGACGAAAACTTTACTAATCCTTCTTTTAATGTTGAAAGCGAAATGATTCTTGGTCAATATAGAGGCCAAGTTAACTATATGGAATTATCTGAATACATGAGAGGCCAAGGGCTAGAGCGTGAAGCTGATAAATGTGTAAGAAGATTTGAAAAACTAAAATCAGGTAAAGGTGTAATGTGGCGTGGTACTATTATTCCAGTACGACACATTGGTGCTTTTGTTGTACATATGCCTCATGTTTTAACTCACCCTGTAGAAGATAGATATATAAACTATAGAGAAGCAATGAATATCATGGGCCTTCCTGAAGATTATGAACTACTTGACCAAACTAAAAGTATCAATCACATCTGTCAGAACGTACCTTACAAAACAGCTAGGGATATGGCTGCTCAAGTCAAATTAGCTATTGAAAAGAAATTGCCGATGGAAGATGCTTCATACATGTTACAAGACAACCTATCACAACGAATACGTGATATGGAATCAACAGTAGATATTACAGAGTTTATGACATGAAGAAAAATTTAGTACTTGATTTTGAAACAATGGGCGTAGAGCCTTCAACCTGTGCAGTCGTTGATTGTTCAGTAATGATATTTGATTGGGACGAGTTTACAGCTAATCCTTATACAACAGCTGATATCAATAAAGTTCGAAGATTTAAGCTTAATGTTCAAGAGCAAGTTAAAGATTATGGATATGAAATCGAAGAGAGTGTTTTGGAATTTTGGTCAAAGCAATCTAAAGAAGTTCGTGACCGTGTTAAACCAACACAGCAAGACTTAACAGTTAAAGAATTTGTATCCAACTTACATAATCTTGTAGTTGATGAAGGTATTGGTCATTGGTGGACACGCGGTAATGCTTTTGACCCAGTAATTTTAACAAGACTTTTTGATAGTCAAGGTCGTAAGAATCATTTGAATACGTATTTAAAATATTATATGGTACGTGATATGAGAACTTATATTGACGCTAAGTTTGATTTTAGCACAGAAAATGGTTTCTGCCCAGTTTCAAATGTACGAGAATGGGACCGCAAATTTAAAAAGCACGATAGTTCGTGGGATGTTTTAGCTGATGTACTCAGACTACAAGCAATTGTTCGAGCTGAAAATGATTTGGAGCAAATTGAAATATGAAAATAGAAATTAAAACAGAAGAGCTACGAAAGCATAGTATCTTTGTTGGTACACCAATGTATGGTGGTCAAGCAACGGGTTTATACACTAAATCTACAAACGATTTGAGTCTACTTTGTGGCACTCATAGTATCCCATTAAAATACTATTTCCTTTTTAATGAGAGCCTCGTACAACGCGCTAGGAATTATATTGTTGATGAGTTCCTTCGTTCAGATTGTTCTCACTTATTGTTTATTGATGCAGACATTGCATTTAACCCTCGTGATGCTCTTGCATTACTTGGTGTGCATTTACAAGACCCAGAAGAATATCCAATTGTAACTGGTCCTTATCCTAAGAAAACAATTGCGTGGGAAAAAGTAGCTAAAGCTTCGCAAATGGGTAAAGCTGATGAAAATCCATTTGAATTAGAAAGATTTACATCAGACTTTGTATTTAACCCAGTTAAAGGTATGAAGCAATTTAAGTTGAGTGAACCAGTTGAAGTACAAGAAGCTGGAACCGGATTTATGCTAATTAGTAGAGAAGCATTAGAAAAATATCGTGATGCTTATCCAGAGCTATCTTACTTACCAGACCATGTACGAACAGACCAATTTGATGGCACAAGAGAAATTACAGCTTTCTTTGATTGTGTTATTGACCCAGATTCCAAGCGCTACTTATCAGAAGATTATTTCTTTTGTAAAATGGCTCGTAAAGCTGGCCTAAAAGTTTGGATGTGTCCTTGGATGCAGCTAAACCACACAGGAACATATATCTTTAAAGGTGGTATGGGTTCCATTGCAGAGCTTGGAGTGACAGCAACTGCTGACAGTACTTCTAACAAAAAGACATATAAGTAGTTGACAAATACATTAAAATGTGTTATAATAAACCTTTCATAAATCAGGAGAAATTTATATTATGAAATTTTCTAACGAAACCTTGAGTGTTCTCAAGAGCTTTACCTCTATTAACAAATCTATTATGTTAAAGCCTGGTAATGTTCTTAAGACTATTACTCCAGAAAAAACGCTTATTGCAATTGCAGAAATTCCAGATGAGATTCCAAGCGAAGCTTGTGTATATGACTTATCTAGATTCTTGTCAATTTTAAGCTTATATAATGACCCAGACGTTGAGTTTGGTGATAAATACTTTATTATATCTGAAGGTAAGAGACGAACCAAATATGTCTATGCAGACGTATCAATGATTCACACTCCACCTGAAAAAGATATAAATATACCGTCTGAAGACGTTGTTGTTAATGTGACGGAAAGTGACCTTTCTTCAGTTCTCAAAGCAGCAGGTGTTCTTCAGTTTACTGAGATTGCGTTTGTCGGCGAAAGCGGCAAGTGTTATCTCAAAGCAATCGACAGTGCTAATGACAACGCAGATGACTTTGGCGTTGAAATTGGTGATACTGACGATGAGTTTAAAGTCATCATTAAAACTGATAACTTGAAACTAATGCCGATGGACTACGAAGTTACCATTTGTTCAAAAGGTATCTCAGAGTTCAAAGGGGATAACGTCACTTACTTTGTGGCAATAGATTCAAAGTCAACATATAATAAAGGATAGGTGAAACTATGAATGACGCAGTACAAGGCAACTTCGGTGGCCAACAACAGCAAGATGAAGTCGTAATCAACATGAACGACCTCTCAACAGTCCTGCAACTTATTGACGTAGTGTCAACAAGAGGCGGGTTCCAAGGTAATGAACTGGCAGGCGTCGGAATGTTAAGGAATAAGCTTGAGGCTTATCTAAGACAAAACATGCCACAGCAAGAAGCTCCTAACGGAGAAGAAAGTGTGGATGTAGCCGAACCAGCAACCGGTGAATTAGCTGACAAGTTGGTTGACTAAAACCAACACTCTTTCTCGAGAACAGGGGATACAGCATTCGCTTATCCCCGCCCTCAATTTATTTTATATTATGATTATTGGTGACCTATGCAACATAAAACAAATGAAGTACTCTGGGTAGAAAAGTATCGTCCTCAAACTATCGACGACACAATTCTTCCAGACAAAATGAAAAACACTTTTCGTAAGTTCGTTAACGACGAGAGTGTACCAAATTTATTACTAGCAGGTGGCCCAGGTGTAGGTAAAACTACAATTGCAGATGCCATGCTTGATGAGATGGGCTGTGACTATATTGTTAAAAACGGTTCTCTCAACGTGAATATCGACACTCTTCGATATGACATCTCAACATACGCATCAGCTGTTTCCCTCGGTGGTGGCAGAAAGTATGTTATATTCGACGAAGCTGATTATCTCAGTGCAGCAAATGTACAACCAGCTCTTCGTAATTTCATTGAAGAATATTCAGCCAATTGTGGCTTTATCTTTACATGTAACTTTAAGAACAGAATTATCGCTCCACTTCGTTCACGACTTTCTGAAGTCGACTTTACAATTGAACAGACCGAGCGCCCAGCTCTTGCTATGCAATTCTTTAAACGCGTTATCAATATTCTTGAGAATGAGAATGTTGCTTACGATAAAGCAGTCGTAGCAAAAGTAATTGAAAAACACTTTCCAGATTTCCGTCGTGTATTGACTGAACTACAATCTTATGCAGCTTCAGGTAAAATCGACGAAGGTATATTTGTAAATCTCAAACAAGAGAGTATTGATGAACTATTCAGTCTGCTCAAAGCAAAAGACTTTACAAATATGCGCAAATGGGTAGCAAAAAACTCAGACCAAGATATGAACGAAATGTTCAGACGTATCTATGACGCAGCAACACATAAAGTTGAATTTAAAACTCAACCAGGATTTATTGTAACTCTTGCTGATTATATGTACAAAGCAAACTTCGTAGCAGACCAAGAGGTTAACATGGTTGCCTTTTTAACCGAAGTTATGATTGAATCCGAGTATGTCTAATGAAAATTGATTTTCGTAAATCACACAAATGCTTTTACTGTGATGTGAGTGTAGAAGGAGGTGAAGAATACACTCTAAAGTACCAAGCAAAAGATGGTGAAGCGGAACTCAAGATGTGTGCTAATTGCGCAAAAGACATGAATGAGATTCTTATGGACATAGAGGAGATACAAAATGGCAAAAGGTGATTTGAGTCCATTTGATTTTATGAATGCTGCCTCTTTTACGAAGGCAGACCTTATCAAAGATAGTGAGAATCCAGATATAACTGAAAAGCAATACAATGCTTATATCGTTAATCGTGGATTTACTAACTTTGAAGATACAATACTACATGCTAATGAAATGAATCAAAGGCATGAGTTGTTCCCAGCAGCACAGTTTGATTACTACCGTGCTGTATTACGAAAGCGCAAGAGATTCTCTAAGTGGCCGAAGTCTGATAAAGACGTGAATCTCGATGCGATACAAGAAGTATATCAATGCAACCGAACAGTGGCAAAGCAATATCTCAAAGTTCTGAATGAAGAGCAGCTTCAAAGTGTTCACGACCGACTTGTGACAGGAGGTTAAGATTTGAAAAAGATAAATAAATCTTATAGTGGTTATATACCATCAGTCACAATAATTAAAAAGGTGAATATGTATCATGGAACAAGAAGATATTTTTAGAGGTGTTGGCGTAGAAGTTACGTTACCAACACCCGACAGTTTCTTAAAAATCAAAGAAACACTCACTAGGATTGGTATTTCAAGTCGTAAAGATAAGAAGCTATTTCAGTCCTGCCACATTCTACACAAAAAAGGTAGATATGCAATTCTGCATTTTAAAGAATTGTTTATCCTTGACGGTAAGCATAATACTTTTACAGAAGAAGACCACGCTCGTAGGAACACAATTGTTAACCTATTAGAAGAGTGGGAATTAGTAAAGATTGTAGATGCTGAAAAGACAAAAGACCCAGTAGCATCATTAAATCAAATTAAAATTATATCGTTTAAAGAAAAAGACGATTGGGAACTAACTGTAAAATACAATATTGGTAACGCAAAAGCTAGTTAACAATATAACAAATTGGTGACTTATATAATATGAATGTGTACAAAACAAAAGAATGTGCAATCCTTCCAACATACGCTACTCGAGGCAGTGCTTGCTTTGATATTTCTGCAGCCTTTGTGACTGGTGAAAAGATACAAGCGTATAATACAGTAAATCGAAAAGTTGATATATTAATTAAAGAGATTGAAGGTGAACCTGCTTTTTTATTACACCCAGGGCAAAGAGCGCTGGTTCCAACAGGTTTAATTTTTGATATACCTGACCATCACGTAATGAAAATGTTTATTCGTTCAAGTGCAGCTGCCAAAAAGGGTTTAGCACTCAGTAACGGAGTAGGTATTATAGATTGTGATTATGTCGAAGAAACACACATTCTTCTACTTAACATTTCAGATAGTTTATGCCGTATACATCATGGTGAAAGATTAGCTCAATGTATGATAGAGCCTATTCATCAACATATACCAGAATTTGTTAGTGAACGCCCCGGCCAGAAAACTGACCGAGACGGAGGTATTGGAAGTACCGGAGATTAAAGCGCAGCTAGAGTTGTAACTCTACATAAATGCTTATCTTTTTGTTTAGAACCAATAATAAATGTTAGTTCTGAACCTTCCTTGATTGTCCTTGTGGCAGTCTGAAAGTTGACTCTAGAGTCACTAGTAATTGGAAGTTTGCAATCTAAATTTGCGTTCCAAAATTTACCGGCTCTTTTGTCTAATATGACCATTGCATCTTTAGTCATTATAGTTGTATGGTCAATATTACGAACATTAATTTCACTTGCAAAAGCAAATGAAGGAATTAAAAACAATGTTGCTAATAGTTTATACATAGTATTTCTCCTAAATATATTTTGTATATACATATTATTTATACAACAGTGTTACATACAAGTGACAAAAAGGTGACAAAAAATGGTAAAAGATGATACATTATTAATAAAACTAAATAAAGAACAGAAAAAAGAATTCATTCGGCTATGCAAAGATGATGACACTTCAGCATCTCGTGAAATTAGAAATTTTATTAAAAATTTTATTAAAGAAGCTAAAAAGGCTGAATAAATAAATTTGTGAATACGAATTATCGGTTCACAAAAGGCGGTGTGCTAATAGCCACCAAATTAGTATAATAATAATCTTGCTTAAAAGGAGAGAAAAATGACTGGATTTAATATACACAACCTCGCCCCATTCACAGTGGGCTTTGACCGAATCTTTGATAGATTGGTCGAAATCGAAAACTACAAACATAATCCCTCATTACAGGGAGGTTTTCCACCTTATAACATTCGTACTTCAAAAGACGAACTTAAGTTCTCTATTGAGCTTGCGTTAGCAGGTCTTTCGGAAGAAGATGTAGATATTGAAGTCAAAGAAAATGAATTGACTATCAAATCTGTTTATGATACAAAAGCTGATGAAGAAAGCTTTGTACATAAGGGAATTTCTAAAAGGAAATTTACTCGAAGCTTTACTCTTGCAGATGACATTGAAGTCGTCGGAGCTAGTTTCAAAAACGGTTTATTAACTATTGGATTGGAACGAATCATTCCAGAGCATAAAAAGCCGCAAAAAATTAAGATTAATAATAAAAAGGAATTCTTAGTAGAATAACTTAAATTGACGAGAGGGCGCAATGCCCTCTCACTAACCTATAGGAAGGATATATTATGACTAAACGAGTCCCAGACGTAGTATTTAAAACACGCTCTCGAAACGTAGATACTGGTGATTTTGAATGGCAAGAGCTCAATACCGACGATTACTTCGGCGGTAAAAGAGTAATTGTATTCTCTTTGCCGGGCGCATTTACTCCAACATGTTCGAACTTCCAAGTACCTGGCTATGAAGCTAGGTTTGAGGATTTTCAAGCAGAAGGGATTGATGATGTTTACTGTGTATCATGTAATGACGCTTTTGTTATGAACGCATGGTTGCAAGACCAACGCGTACAAAATGTGAAATTTATTCCAGACGGTTCATGTGAATTTACCGCTGGTATGGATATGCTTGTTCGTAAAGATAACCTAGGCTTTGGCGCAAGGTCTTGGAGATACGCTATGATTGTAAATGATGGTGTTGTCGAAAAGATGTTTGTTGAACCTGGTAAGTCTGATGATTGTGAAACAGACCCTTACGGAGAAACATCGCCCGAAACAGTATTAGAGTTTCTTAGGGGAGCCTAATCAAAAACAATCCACGTGGGTGACATCCTGCCTGGCCGTTTTTGGAGGGGACAAATTGTCCCCTTTTTTTATTTGAAAAAAGTTTAACAAAAGGGTTGACAAATGCATTTTTATTTGATATAATATACCCAATATGAGAAAATTTAATAATAAACAAATCAATGGTAGAACTGTTGATTTAAGAGCAAGGCCAAGACATCCAAAAGATAGAAGGCCACCACAAGATATGCCTTTCGATATAGCGTTAAGGAAATTTAGAAAACAAATTGAAAAAGCTGGTATTATAAAAGAATTAAGAGCTAGAGAATTTTACGAAAAGCCAACTGCCAAGCGTAAGCGTAAAGCTGCTGAAGGTAGAAAAAGATGGCTTAAACAAGTTGCGAAAGACAATTTACAAAATAACTTACCAAGAGGCTATAGAGGCCGAAGGTAAACAAACAAAGAGTTGGTGGGAATAAACCATGACGGCGAGCAAATTTGCAAGGACCCACGACGGCTACTGCTCCTAGTAGGGAACACCAGAACCAGCGACATACTGACTGTAAGTACGGAACCCCCAAACGGACGACCACCGACTCCCCTTTTAGGGTTGACAAATCAATTCTAATGTGTTATAATTGTATTTTATTTGAAGGTTTATATTATGGGATTAGCTAGAGGTTTATCGACAATCAGCACCAAAAGGCGCAAAGTCAAATTGACCAAAGCAAAATTACAAGAGCTTGAGCTGCAATGGCGACAGTACAATCGTGACATGAAACGTAAAGGTCTCCACGACCTACGATACGACACACTTCAACAATACATCGATTATTGTTATGGTCGTACAAAAATCAAAACAGAATTCAAACCTTACAAAGCAGAAACTAACTGGAGGTCTAACGACAACCATCGTGAGCTCTATCCATCAGCTCCGCTTAATGCACCTGATGGCCGTGGTACTGCTAAACCAACACAAAAGTATACTGGCGACCTGATTGTAGGTATTGCTACTATGCATAAATCAAACGCAGTTCCAGTTATGAAAGGTACTAAACAAGCAGAAGAGATTGCTAAAATGAGGAGAAACTAATGCAAAATATATCATCATTACCAACTCTTTATAAGAGAGATACAAAAGGTAAAATTAGAGAACTGACTATTCAATATGGTTGGGATTCAGATGATGTTGCAGCTACTCGTAGTATAGCAGGCCTTAAAGGTGGAAAGCTTGTTACCTCAGGTTGGAATGAATCCAAAGCAAAAAATGTTGGTCGTGCAAATGCAACCACTGCTTATACACAAGCAATTGCCGAAGCAATGAGTATCTACGACAGACGACTAGAAAAAGAGTATTTCAAAAATATCGAAGATATTGATTCTTATGAAGCGTTCAAACCAATGCTTGCTGGTGGTTATAAAGATGGTGTTGAATTTCCAATTATCGCTCAGCCAAAACTAGATGGTATTCGATGTATTGCGAATAAAGACGGTTTATGGACACGTCAAGCAAAACCAATTACAAGTTGCCCACATATTTGGGAACAAATAAAACATGTATTTGTAGAGCATCCAGAGTATGTATTCGATGGTGAGTTATATAACCACGAGCTAAAAGAAGATTTTAATAAGATTACTTCTCTAGGTCGTAAACTGAAAAGCACAGAAGAAGATTTTGCTGAATCTGAAAAACTTGTTCAATATCATGTGTATGACATGTATGACACTTCTAATCCTGGCATGCTGTTTAGTGAAAGATTTTTTAAGTTTGGTATGACACTTTTAAATGTACCAGGATTTAATAGCTTAAGAGTTGTTGAAACTATTATGGTACAATCTCAAGAGAGTTTAGATAGTCTTTATGGACAATGGACAGAAGATGGTTACGAAGGGCAGATGGTACGATACGATATGCCTTACGAAAATAAGCGTAGTAAATATCTTTTGAAAAGAAAAGAATTTATTACTGATGAATTCCGAGTTGTTAAAATGTTAGAAGGTAAAGGTAACTGGGCTGGATATACAAAACATTTTATATTGGCCAAACCTGACGGAACAGAATTTGGCTCTGGTGTTCGTGGTACACAAGAAGTATTGAAAAAATTATGGGAAAATGGTAAAGTACCAGATTGGGCAACATTGAGATATTTTAATGAGACACCAGATGGTATACCAAGATTCCCAGTTGTAATCGACTATGGATTTGGAGAAAGGGAAGATTAATGAAGAAAATTGCTGAATGGTTTCACATTTGCAAAGTTCATTGGAAAGAAATTTTTGCACTAAGTTTTATCATGCATTTCTTTATTGACATCTTAGTATTTTGGTTAGGATTTATTATAGGGAGAATGAGCTAATGCCGAAATGGCCTGAGAAAAAAGAATGGCACGACGGAGTGCGAGTACAGTTTGATTATGATGACTATATCGTATCAGCTGTAAAGTTTACTGGTTCTTATGGATATGAAGAGAATAAGTGGGAAGTTGCTTTTATGGATAGAGCAACTCAAGAGTTTTGTGAACCACCACTTGACTTTATGTCTGAATATAAAAATTATGATTTAGGAATATATGGATATCTTAACGACCCTGATGTTGATAGAATTCATCAATCAATGAGTCAGTTGGATAGATTATGAGTATTATAAATGAAGATTGTTTAGAATCCAATAAACATATACAACCAAATTCTGTAGATTTATTTTTTACAGACCCTCCATATTTTACTACTGGAATAGATTGGGACAACCAATGGAAAAACAATACTGAGTACTATGATTGGTGTAAAGTATGGATACAAAATATGCATACTCAATTAAAAGATACAGGTAGTGCCTATGTTTGCTGCCAATGGCCTCATAGTGGACAATATCAAGTTATGCTACAAGATGCAGGATTTGTAATTCAGAACAGAATAACCTGGAAAAAAGACAAAGGAAGAGGTTCTAATAGTAATTGGAAACAGATGCATGAGGACATTTGGTTTGTTACAAAAAGTAAGAATTATACATTCAACATAGATGATATAAAAGAAGAAAAGAAAGTTATTGCACCTTATAGAGATGAAGAAGGAAACCCTAAAGATTGGTGGATAGATGAAAATGGTAATAAAGTGCGATTAACTCACCCAGGAAATTTGTGGGAGAGAGTAAGCATTCCTTTTTGGAGTAGTCACGAAGTAAAAAGTTATGCAAAAAGTAAAAAATCTCCTGATAACACTTATGAAAAACATAATACACAAAAGCCTAAAGATTTAGTTGCTAAATGTATTATTGCTAGTAGTAATCCAGGTGATTTGGTTGCTGATTATTTTGGTGGCAGTGGCACAACTGCTGTAGCATGTAAAGAAACAAATAGAGAATATATATTATTTGAAATGAATAAGACATATTGTGATATAACCAAAACAAGATTACAAAATGAAGAACCATCAGAATATACCAAAAAATATTTAGATTCTATTAAAAAGTAAAAGGAGGAAATTTTTTCATGGCTAGTAATTATAAAGAAGAGATTGTAAAGGTAACCAAACTTCATTTAGAAGGTCATATTGAGAAGCATAGAATGAATGTTAAGATTCTATTAGGCTCTCATGTAGGAGTTGCTGAGCATCCAGATCTTATGGAAACTATTGAAAAAGAACTTGCAATGATGGCTGACTACAGTGATAAGCTTGAAATGCTTGAAAAATATTTCAATTAATTTCACAAAAACCGTTTACAAAGCTCCATTTATGTGTTATAATAGTATCATAAATGGAGTAGAGAATGAAGAAAATGAAAGAAAATATAATCCTAGTAGACTGCGATGGTGTCCTATGCGATTGGGCATATTCGTTTACTGCTTGGATGGAACACACTAAAAAGATACCAACCCTAGATTTTAATGAATATAATGTAGGAAAAAGATTTGGTATTACAATGCAAGAAGGTAAAAGGCTTGTAGCAGAATTTAATGATTCAGCAGCAATCGCTTTCTTACCACCACTAAGAGATGCAGTATATTATGTCAAAAGACTTAATATGTTACATGGATATAGATTCCATTGTATCACATCATTAAGTGATAATAAATACGCTCAAAGATTAAGAACTCAAAATTTAGAGTTACTCTTTGGTAAAGAGATTTTTGATGAGTTTATATATCTGCCTTGTGGCGCAGATAAAGATGAAGTTCTTGCAAAATATAAAGGCACTGAATGTTTTTGGATAGAAGATAAACCTGAAAACGGAGAAGAAGGTCTTAAGAATGGACTTAATTCTATTCTTGTAGCTCACGACCACAATACTGATGCAGATCCAAATATCCCAAGATTTTGGAAATGGAAAGAAATTTATAAACACATAACCGGAGAAGTAT